TTATAACAAAATACGTATTTAAACAATGGGATATTTAAATAACTCAGTAGTAACAGTAGATGCTATCTTAACAGATGTAGGTAGAGAGTTACTTGCTAAAAATGATGGTTCATTTAGAATCACTCAGTTTGCTTTATCTGATGATGAGATTGATTATACACTTTATAATCCAACTAACCCTTCAGGTTCAGCTTATTATGGTCAAGCAATTGAAAACATGCCTTTATTAGAGGCTTTCCCTCTTGTAACTCAAGAGATGAAATATGTGTTAACTACACTACCTCGTGGAACCTCTAAGATGCCAGTACTTGATCTTGGATACGCAGCAATTACTTTAAAACAAGGTGCTTCACTTGCTATTACTCCTCAAACATTAAATTATTTAGGAGGTAATACAACATACGAAACTTCAGGTTATACAGCTACTATTTCAGATGTTAGAACACTTAGCACATTTAATGGTGTGGGTGTTAATACCCCAGATGCAGTTGCTCTTAACTCAACTACAACAATTGGTACTAATGTATCCAAAACAGTAGTAGGTACTACAATTAATATGACCGCAACTACAGTAAATACATTGTTTGGTTCTAATAATATTTTACAAGCTACATTAACAGTAGTAGGTAGAGATTCAGGAGCTAGAATTACAATTCCTGTAACTATTACTAAAACTTCAGCTAATTAATAGATATGTCATTTAAAAGATTTACCCCTTCGGATTTTTTAGTATCAGCTGATTCAGTTACGGCTCCGTGTTGGACTAATAATGTATATGATTTAACTAATTTTTTTACTAGTTCAACTCAAGAAAATAGTTCACAAGGTGATTATGTATTAGCTGTTTATCAAACCTCTTCTACTGATAGTACTGCTGCTATCCAATTTTATTTGGGATATGCTAATCAATTAGGATCAGGTTCTGATGCTTATAATACCCAAATTCCACAATATTCTCCTTCATCTACACTTTATGGTCAGTGGAGAAATTTAATCCTAGAAGATGAGAATGCTTCATTTGTATTTGGTTCAGTAACCCAATCTGATTTTTTCATTATTTCAGTTGAAAGAGCAAATTATAAACAATCATTATTTCCAGGTTCACTTAATTTACTTTTATCAGGATCAGGAAATACTAGAATTAATTTAACAGATAATAGTAATGATGTATCTGTAGTACCTTATATTAATGGTACTAGAGTATACCAAATTATTTCAGGTTCAAACGGTACTGCTACTACAGCAACTGCCCCAGGTGGTGCTTCAGCTTCAGGATATACAGCATCAGGTTCATATGGTTGGTTCTTACCTGATATGGGTGCTATTTTATTAAATGCCCAAGCTTTAGCTTTAACAGCCGCTAGTGGGGGTATTGCTTTAAGCTACAGTGGATCATTTGGAAACCAAGCAAATGTATCTAATGGATATAATAATACTAGAATTTACACAGCAATTTCTGGGGGTGATTCATTTGAATTAAATTCTCAAGAAAATGTTACTTCAGATTATGTCTTTGTAAGACCACAAAATGCTGAGTTTAACTATACAACTAACCCATCATTTATAACGGGTTCAACTGGTGAGGTACTTTACTCTACTTCTATTAATAATCCTCAAGTATACATTACAACCGTAGGTTTATATAATGATGCAAACGAGTTACTAGCTGTAGCTAAACTTTCTAGACCATTAGTTAAAGACTTCACTAAAGAAGCATTAATCCGCGTCAAGCTAGACTTCTAATGAATGAGTGCTTGGAAACAATTTTTAGCCTCTGATATAATTGTTACACCGTTTACGGTTAACAAAAACTTTACTTTTACACCAGGTACCTCAAGTGGGCAATTTGCCTATTTGGGGTACACTAGTAGTGTTAGTGGAGAAATTATTAATGATAAAGCTGTTGGTATTAATCGTTTTTTAGGAGTTAAGGGTGATTACTTTTTATCTTCATCTAATTCATATCTAACAGGACAACTAACTAGCAGTCTATCAGGTAGTGTTCCTTCTTATTTAGCAGACTTCCAACAATATAATCAGATCTTAATTTATAATTCAATTCAACAATTATATTATTCTAACTTTGTAACTGCAAGTTCAGGGGATATTGTAAGTACTGCTAGTATATTTTTAGGTAGTGATTCTAGTGGGGATGTTTTAGTAGGTAATATAGAAAGTCCTTTATATGATAATTTTTTACAATCTACTTTACTTCCTAATAGATTTTGGCCTACCGCAAGTGGTGCTGAGATAGCTGTAGTTTCTATTCCTTCTAAGTTATACGGAGATTATATTCAACCTACTTCACTTAAAATGACTGTAGATTTTGTAAATAACTCTACTCCATACTCTATAATTTTAGCTGATGACGGGGAGGGAAATTTGATGGTTGATGGTACTTCTGTTAACGTTGGTAATGTTATATATCCCCACGGTATGATAATTTTTACTAATTCAGCATCATATTCTAATGAAGGATATGGAATTTCGTTTTATGGTTTAGATTCATATGGATCCGGTATAGGAATAGTTCCTTCTGCTTCGGATGTAGCTTATAATAATATGACCTTATCTTTTTCAAGTTCATATACTATATACGAAGCCCAATATAAATGCACTATTAGAGAAAGTGAATTTAATGCCACTTTAAATCCATCAGCTCAAAAAGGAGGATCTTTATTGACTGTAAATTCAAGTTCGTTTTATCAGAGAGGGGATGGAACCTTAGCCAATAATGTTACAGGTTCATATTTTAGCCCTTATGTTACTACTATAGGATTATATGATGAATTGCAAAATTTATTAGCTGTGGGAAAATTATCCCAACCACTTCCTACGTCAGCAACTACAGATACTACAATATTAGTTAATATAGATAAATAATTTTAACAATATTTATAATTAACAGATTTAAATAAGAGAAATGGCTAAAGTATTAAAAAATATATTTACATCGGGTTCAGATGCTGTAATTCAAAATTATATTATCAACTCATGGCACGTTTCTCAATCTGTTGATGCCTTTACAGGAGCTGATGCTTATGATATTATTGTAAGTGGTAGTTTTACTCTAACAGGATCTCTTAGTATTTCCCAACCCCCAGTAGGAAATGGACCAGGTTATAGTGTAGTTATTAGAAATAACACTACAGGTTTAATTTATACTACTGGTTCTTATTTTGCTGCCACTGATGGTTCTTCAGGTTCATCAGGTACAAGTGGTACTTCAGGTTCTTCGGGCACATCTGGAACAAATGGTTCATCAGGGACTTCTGGAACCGATGGTTCATCAGGTCTTTCAGGTGTAAATGGTACTAGTGGTACCTCAGGAAATAGTGGCACTTCAGGTTCCTCAGGAACTAGTGGTACCTCAGGAAGTTCAGGTACTTCAGGTCTTGGAACTTCTGGAACGTCTGGTTCGAGTGGAAGTTCTGGAAGTTCTGGGTCATCAGGTCTTTCAGGTGTAAATGGTACTAGTGGTACCTCAGGAAATAGTGGCACTTCAGGTTCCTCAGGTACATCAGGTTCAAGTGGTATAAATGGTACTTCAGGTACATCTGGTTCATCAGGTTCTTCAGGTACTTCAGGAAATGGAACTTCAGGTACTTCTGGTTCTTCAGGTTTATCAGGTATAAACGGTACTTCAGGAACAAGTGGTATTTCAGGAACAAGTGGTTCATCTGGTTCTTCTGGTTCATCCGGTTCTTCTGGTAGTTCAGGTTCAAGTGGCACCTCAGGAAATGGAACTTCAGGTACTAGTGGCAGTTCAGGATCATCTGGTTTAAGTGGTGTAAATGGTACTTCAGGTACATCTGGTTCATCAGGTTCTTCAGGTTCTTCAGGTTTAGGAACATCAGGTACTTCAGGCACATCAGGAACTTCAGGTGTAGGTACTAGTGGTACTTCAGGTACTTCAGGATCATCTGGTTTAAGTGGTGTAAATGGAACTTCGGGAACGTCTGGGGTTTCAGGTACAAGTGGAACTTCAGGAAGTAGTGGTACTTCTGGTTTGGGCACATCCGGTACTTCTGGTACTTCAGGTGCTGGTACTTCAGGTACATCAGGCTCATCTGGTTTGAGTGGTGTAAATGGTACTTCAGGTACATCAGGTACTTCAGGTTCAAGTGGAACTTCAGGTAATGGTGTAGGACTACTTACACCAGTTAGTAATGCCCCGGGTGATGCCGGATTTGCAATAGCTGAGGTCCCAGATAACACTGGGTATACTGCAGCAGGATGGATTAGAATTACAATTGGGGCTAATATATATTATGTTCCAGCTTGGCAATAATATAAAAAATAAATTATGTGGTTATATCAAAATAAAGAGGTCCTCTCCTTAGAGGATCTCCCCCAAGACACTTACGGTTTTATCTATATAGTTACTCACTTACCCTCAGGTAAATCCTATATTGGTAAAAAATCGTTATTTCATAACGTAAAGAAAAAACTCACTAAAAAGCAACTCGCTGAACAAACCGGTAGAGGTAGAAAACCAACCACTGAGGTAATTCAAAAAGAAAGTGATTGGAAAACCTACTACGGTTCAGCTAAACCTATTTTAGATTTGATAAAAGAAGGTAAACAAGAAGAATTTACTCGCGAGATTTTACAGTTGGTTCCCAATAAAAAGTTATTAACTTACTACGAATGTAAATTTTTGTTTATGTTAGGGGTCATAGAACAGCAAGACGGATACTTTAACGACAACATTCTT